ATACAAATACTTTTTAGCCTCACGATAGTTGTTAAAGGTACTTGCTTGAGTATCATTAAGAAGTATCGAAGGAACTTTGTACACAGATGCCAAATCTTTGATTGATAAATTGTATTGTTCTATCAATGCTAAATCTGCTGCTGGTAATCCCATCTCTAACCACTTAAATTGGTGATTGGTTACCATTATTTCACCAGCATTATTAACACCACTATACATTGATTTGTATTTATCCCTCAATGCAGCAGCGTGTTCTGCCGTAAGCATATTGTCCTCTGATGTTAATATACCTCTAGCACCTTGATTTGTAAGGAATTTACTACCCGTGGTAATTGCATCGTTATTCATCGCTAAGTTACGATAGGCTGCTTGTAGTGGGGATTGTCCGTATAAATGGCTACCAGCCGTTGAGTAATCGGGATTAAAGTTCTTTATGTGGGCAACTTGGTCTGATTCAATTACTTTGTTGTAGCTTAACCAATTCAAAGTGTATCCCTTAATTGGTTGTGTAATTGTTCCTCCCTCAATTTCAACTAGTTGAGAAGGTAGAACGTGCATTTCTTTTATCCTACCACTCTGTCCTCCCGTTTCGGGTTTTAGTCCCCATATAAATCCATCTCCCGTTAAACATTCAAAAGCAATTAAATCCATCATAAATTCAGCTTGCCCTTGCATTGGATTAGGATTATCTAAGAATTTTGCCAACTCAGAATTGTCTGCTGGCTTTAATGCCCTCTTTTTAGCACTCTTAGCCTCATACATTGATGTGTCATTAAATGCTCCACCAATTAGACTAGAATATTCCTTTAAAGCACCCCTATCTTTTTTCTCATAAACCCTCATCTTTACATTTGAGGCTGATTTAGAAATCAAATCTACGATAGAATAAACCGTAGCATTGTTTTGAAATCCTTCACGAATAAATGCTTCCTTTGATGGGTTTTGTTGTATGATGGGAGATACACCAAATCTACCAAAAATTAATTCATTATACCGAGGATCATTTTTTTGCTCCTTCTTTTTTCCCCAATTGAAAATTCCCATTTATATATATTTAAGACAAAAATAACGAAAATAAAAAATACCCTCAAAAGTATAGCGAGGATTAACTATAAAAAAACATTTAAATTATACGATACTAGGAAATATATTTGTTAAAGACACTTTAAACCTATATAACAAAGAATTTATTTCCTACAAAAAAATGTGAATAATATCCCATTCTTAATGCATCCATGCTATGATCGTTCTTTCCTTCGGGAAATTGTTCATAAGCATTGTCATCATCGGGATCAAATCCACGTTTTAATTTCCAACTATAATTTTGATATTCTTTTAAAAGATTCTTTGAGTCTTTTTGATAAAAAACACTTGCTCTCTTTAAAAAATTAATTCCTTCTAAAATACTACCACTACCCTTCCTAGCCTCACGTGCTGCAAAGCCACTTCTCTTCAGTTGCTCTATCGTCTGCTTTTGGTTGTGATCACAATATATTGGCTCACCCATGTAATGAGCATTCCTTAAAACCATAATAATATCCTCATCAACCATTTTGGTCGAATAAGCCAATTCCTTTACGTAAATGCTTTCATTTGCGCTTACAATTTTTAGGATTACCGAGGGATCGGGATAAAATCCGAAATCTACTGAATAGAATACTGCCCCTTCGGGTAATTCAGACACCTCTTCCCATCCCTTATAGATTCTACCCTTGTTTGTACTTGCTCTTAAACCCAAACCAAACACCCTCCAAGCTTCGGGGTCGGTCTGTTCAAGTTTCATTATTTCCTTTTTCTGAATATCACTTATAAAATTATTGTCCTTAAAAGTGCTTACAAATACCGCAACATCCTCTGCTCTGTTATCCTCAAGATCATACACCCAATGTTCACTCATTGAGGGGTTATAGCACATAAAGACTTGTGTTGTTGTTCTGTAATTTAGCTGGCGCATTTCTTCTTTACTTAACTCTTGACATTCTATTATGTAAAGAATATCCCTCTTCATTGAACGCAATCTTTCGGGTTGATCTCCCGTAGCTAGAAATTTAAATGTATGCCCATTAAGTACGTATTTTAGATCAGTCTTATTATGGTTACTCTCGAGGTAGTAATTCCACGAATTAAGTATCTCAAAAAAGTCGCTATACCCACTATCTTTTAGTGAAGGGAGAAATTTCCTCACTATAGTAAAATTTAAGGCTTCCTTTGGGTCTGTATTTAGTGCTTTGTAAATAAGATATTGTAATATGGCATATGTCTTGCCCGATCTTGTTCCACCATTGTGGATTACAAATCTTTTACCTACACTTTCTACACATTGATAGAATTGCTTATTCGCTTGTATCTCCATCGACTACTTCTGCCTCTTCTATTTGAAATTTATCTGCTGGAACAATCTGTATCAATTCCCTCTTTTGAGTTATCTCCACTTGTCGTTTTTCTACCCAACCAGCTTGTGTCTTTAAAAAGAATATTTGGCTTAACGTATCATCTTTTTCAATTGCTTTACGAATTAAGCTATTAGCAACCTTTTCTTTGACTACCGCTCTAATGGCATCTGCTTTTGCCCTAAACTCTTCATCATTGTTGTAATAGTTCCTATAAGTTGCGACACAGACACCAGCACGATCACATGAATGCTGAATTGCTCCATATTCATCTTGCATAGCCTCTAATATTTTATTCTTATTCAATTGCGTAGTTACCGAGGCATTTGTATTGCCCTTTCCTTTGTAGTATGTTTCATCCTTTGGCATAGCGCAAATATAACCACTATTTGTTTCCTTTATACAAATACTAGCTTTCAACGCTTTCAAATTCGTTTTGAAAGTAATGAAAGTAATGAAAGTAATATTGTAAGGCTTAATCAAGGCTTAACCAAGGCTTACCTAAGACTTACCTAAGGCTTACGCAAGGCTTATAATAATAGTAACAGTAATAGCAACAGTTCTAGTAAAAGTAATAGCTACAATAAAAGCATAAGTTAACCCCCCCCTACTACCCCCCCTCTAACCCTGCCCCATAGTAATAGTTCTATTGATATTTCTATTAATAATGTTAGTTATTATAGTTTTATTTCGTATATTTGCATTGCTCACAATAAAATACTACTCTACTGAAAGATATTTAAAGAAAACTAGAAATGAGCTAACTAGTCTTTAAAACCTTAGTCTTTAGTAGAGGGGCTAGGGTTTTTTTTATGTTCTCTTTTTCCTAAAATAAAAGAGGTTACTACTTTACTTACTTCATAGATGTAAGCGGTAGATTTCTAAAAACATAATTCTTTTTGAAAACTAAGAAGATATATTTATTTTAAATAGTTAGTAGGTCTTTGACGATTTGTTACCGCTAACTAGCCACACTTAATTGATAACTCATTAACTCAGTTGTATTACGGTAGTAACTAAACAGATCAATTCTCTTCTAGGGGGTAGGGGGTTGATTTGTTTTTTATTACCATCCTTATCTCCAATCTATTAATCTAGTTGTATTATGATATTTAAAGAAATATCCTTTCCTTTAAAGAGAAAAATGAAAGTAATGAAAGTAATATTTGCTTTTTATTATTTCTTTGTGTTTATTTGAATAAACAAACATAAAAACACCATGAAAAAAATAGAAAAACAATATATTTATGTAATTAGTAATCCTACTCATAGTTGGTATAAAGTTGGAATATCAAAAGATGACAAACAAAGATGTATTAATATGCAAACGGGATGTCCATTTAGAGGATATAAAATAGAGTTTAGTATTTACACAGAACATTTTAGAGAAGTAGAGAAAAAAATACATAAGCATTTTAATGCAAGTCACGAGTGGGTAGATGCAGATTTAGATAAAATAATAAAAAAAATCAAGCAATTTGTTAATCTAGATAATGCTTTAATGAAAAAAATAAATAAATTAAAGCCTCATCAACTAATTGTAAATTCAAAAGGAGAAAGAATTTGCTACAATTACGAAGAATGGTGTGAATTATCAAAAGAAAAAAAAGCATACCTTTTTAAACATCCTAAATTAAAACAAGAAATAATTGATTGGATGACAAAAGATATAGAACGAGGTGATATAAAGTATTTCAAATATTTTAGTAATTTATTTAAAGAACATAGATTCTCACAACTAAGAGGTTTTTATGGAATAGATTTTAAAAATAAAGTGTTCAATACAACATTTAAAGAAATAGCGTAATGGAAAATTATTGTGAAATGTGTGGTAGACCCATGTCTGAAGACGATCACGATTTTTGTGACATTTGTCCTAATTGCTTAGAAGAGGAGGTAGACTTATGAAAAAATATATAATTGAATCAGACACACCTTTATTTGATTTTACGCTGGAATATCCAAGAATCCATATAGATGTAGAATATGCTGCAACTTTGAGTAATTTTGAGTTGTTATCATATTTGGATGAAGAATTTATGTTTTACCATGAGAGGATTGATAGATAAATTTAAATACACATTACTAAACCTATTGTTGGACTTTTCATCAAAAGT